TAGAAGTGATAAAATTTATTTTTGATATTGACGGAACTCTGACTCCTAGTCGGAAACAGATTGACCCAAGTTTTGAAGCATTCATGATTAAGTTCTGCTGTAAACATGATGTTTACTTAGTTACAGGAAGTAATCGAGAAAAAACTATTGATCAGATTGGGTTGGATGTTTATTATCGAGCACAAAGAGTTTACAACTGTGCAGGTAATGATGTCTATGAAAAAGATAAAAATGTATATCGTAGTGATTGGGAGTTACCTGATGATGCAAAAGAATTTTTATTGGAAGAATTAAAACAAAGTTTATTTGCAGTTAGAACAGGAACACATATTGAAAAAAGACCTGGTTGTGTAAACTTTAGTATTTTAGGTAGAGGTGCTAACTGGACAGAGAGAGAAGTATATAAAGAATGGGATCATGATAATCATGAAAGAATTGAAATAGCAAAAAGATTTAATAAAGCATTTCCAGATTTATATGCATTTGTTGGTGGAGAAACAGGTGTGGATATATCATTGAAAGGAAATGATAAGGGTCAGATAATAAGAGACTTTGATTTGAATGATGAGATACATTTCTTTGGAGATCGAATGGATGAAAATGGTAACGATTATCCATTAGCGTTTGCACTACAGGAAGTGGGCGGTTCTACGCACTATGTTAAAGGTTGGGAGGATACCCGAACTAGATTAGAAGAGTATTCCGAATCGGGTGAATTTTTTAAATGATATAATTAGTAGTGGATGCCGAAAGGGTCCACAATTCACACTCGCTTATTAAGGAGAACTATGACTAACATTCAGAGATACACTGCTGCCGATCTTCCAGAATTGATGGAGAAGATTCATAAGAACAGCATAGGATGGGATGACTATTTTGAAAGTTTTTGGAATACAAACACAAATGCTAACTATCCACCATATAATATTGTTCATGTAAACAACGTTGAATCTAGACTAGAGATTGCACTTGCAGGATTCAAAAAGAAAGAAGTTAAAGTTTACACAGAATATGGTAAGATATTCGTTGAAGGAACTAAAGAGAAGAAAGAGGAAGAAACATATAGTCACAGAGGACTAGCACAGAGATCATTCTCAAGAGAGTGGTCACTATCAGATGACGTTGAAATTAAAAATGTGTCATTTGCAGATGGATTACTTTCAATTACACTAGGTAAGATTGTTCCAGAACATCATGCTAAAAAAGTATATCTTTAATGGTTAAAGGATACGATTTATTTGGGGATCATGGTAAAAACCTACCCACTCCCCACGGTAGTGGTGCAAGACCTATGTATGGTGACATGGGTAAATCATGTGCACCAGATCCAAATCGTAAGAGAGAATACCCTCACTTGTATGCTGTCTTCTGTCTTGACTCACATAACACCAGTTACTTTTATATAAGAGAGAATGGCACATACTATTGGTTACATTGTCGTAAAAGCAAGGATGATGTTGAGGTAGATGCAGATCAAATACAATTAGATTTGTTAGGAGATCCTGTCTTATCTAAAGAGTTTATAATGAAAGCAATTTTAAAGGGATCTTGACGATCCCTTTTTTTAATGTTATAATGTATTCAAGTACTATACAAAAAATATGAGTATACAACTGGTTTTATTAAAATCAGGAGAAGAAGTTATTGCTGATGTCAAAGAATTACGTGACGACAGTGATGACTTGCTTTCTTATGTTTTTAAAAATCCTTATACTATTAAAATTAAAACTGCACAAGTTTTAAAGGAAGGAAAGGGATCTCCAAAACATGAAGCAATATATTACAAATGGATGTCTTTATCAAAGGACTCTGATATAATAGTAAATAAAGATTGGATTGTATGTATTACAGATCCAATAGATACAATCAAAACATCTTATGAGGAAAGATTAAATGGAAGACGATCTAGGAATGATTCAGACGAATCTAGCGACAGACGAGATGGTGGAACCAGCGGATCAGGAAATGGAGGAGCAACAGAATCCGATTCAAGTACTACTATTAACGAATCAAACAATTCTGATATCGGAGATTGATGAAGTCTTAGCGGACATCGGACAACCAGATTGTAAATTAATTAATCCATGCACTCTATTCGGTGGAAAGGTAGAGAGATGGATGGCAGATATTACACCAAACAATGAAATGTTTATGAGTTCTGATAAGATATTAACTCTAGTAGATCCAACAGAACATATACTTGAAGAATATTTAAAACTTGTAAGATGAGGTTTTATACTAATGTTCACCAAAGATTTAATGAGATCCTTGTGCGTGGATATGAAAATGGAAAGCACTTTACTTTAAGGGAGGAGTTCAATCCGACTTTTTATGTTCCTTCAAAGAAAGATTCAAAATACAAAACATTAGAAAACAAAAGTGTAGAACCTGTAAAACCAGGTAATATTGCAGAGTGTAAGGAGTTTATTGAAAAATATTCTGGTGTAGAAGGATTTGATATCTATGGTAATGATCGATACATCTGTCAATATATTTCAGAAAAATACCCAGAAGATGAAATAAAATTTGATATTACTAAAATTAAATTAGTTACAATTGATATTGAGGTTGCTGCAGAGAGTGGTTTCCCAAATGTATTTGAGTGTGCAGAAGAATTACTTGCTATCACATTACAAGATTACACAACAAAACAGATAATTTGTTTTGCATCTAGACCCTTCAATAATACTCGTAAGGATGTAAAATATATTCAATGTAGAGATGAATATAATTTAATCGAGAGATTTTTAGAGTATTGGCAAGCGGAAACACCAGAGGTTGTAACTGGTTGGAATTGTGAATTGTATGATATACCTTATATCGTTGGTCGTATCGAGAGATTGTTGGGAATGAAAGTTGTTCGTAAACTTTCTCCTTGGGGTTATGTTCGTAAAAAAGATCTTTTTGTACAGGGTAGAAAACAAATATCTTGCGAGATGGCAGGTATAGCAGTGATTGATTACCTTGATCTATATCGTAAGTTTACATACAAAGCACAGGAATCATATCGATTAGATCATATTGCGAATGTTGAACTTGGTAAAAAGAAATTAGATCACTCTGAGTTTGATACATTCAAAGATTTCTATACGGGTAATTGGCAAAAGTTTGACGTAGAACTCGTAGACCAACTTGAAGATAAAATGAAGTTGATAGAACTTTGTCTGACGATGGCATATGATGCAAAGGTAAATTATACTGATGTATTTTTCCAAGTTCGTACTTGGGATTCGATAATATATAATTACTTGAAGAGAAAAGATATAGTAATTCCTCCAAAGGTTAAAACAGATAAAGACACACAATACGCAGGTGCATATGTTAAGGAACCGATTCCAGGAAAGTATGATTGGGTGGTTAGTTTTGACCTCAATAGTCTGTACCCTCATCTTATTATGCAATACAATATCTCCCCAGAAACACTCAGGGAGACTCGACATCCCAGTTCGAGTGTTGAAAGGATTCTGAATGAAGAGATAACAGACTTCAATCCAGAGTACGCAACATGTGCAAATGGTGCACAATATAGAAAAGATGTTCGTGGATTTCTTCCAGAGTTGATGGAAAAAATGTATGATGAACGTGTCATCTTTAAAAAAAGAATGATCCAAGCAAAAAAAGACTATGAAAAGACCCCCGATAAATCACTGGAAAAGGAAATTGCAAGATGCAACAATATCCAGATGGCAAAAAAGATTTCTCTTAACAGTGCTTATGGTGCTATTGGGAATCAGTACTTCCGTTATTTTAAATTAGCAAATGCGGAAGCGATCACATTATCTGGTCAAGTTTCTATCCGTTGGATAGAAAACAAAATGAATCGCAAATTGAACAAAATTTTAAATACGGAGGACACTGACTATGTTATTGCTTCAGATACTGATTCCATTTATCTTAATATGGGTCCTTTTGTTGACGCTATATTCAAAGGGAGAGAGGCGACTCATGTTGAGATCGTTGATTTCCTTGACAAGGTGTGTGAGGTGGAATTTGAAAAATATATTTCGAGTTCTTATCAAGCGTTGGCCGACTACGTAAATGCTTATGATCAGAAGATGTTCATGAAGAGGGAGAACATTGCTGATCGTGGTATCTGGACTGCCAAGAAAAGATACATCTTGAATGTCTGGGATAGTGAAGGTGTTCGTTATGCTGATCCTAAACTCAAGATAATGGGTCTAGAAGCGGTCAAATCATCAACTCCTGCACCTTGTAGGCAAATGATTAAAGATGGTTTGAAGGTCATTATGAGTGGCACTGAGGATGAGATGATTCAATACATTGAATCTTGTAGAACTAAATTCAAGTCTCTTCCACCAGAAGAAATATCTTTCCCAAGATCAGTTTCAAATGTGACCAAGTATAAAGGTGATAATACAATATATGCAAAGGGTACTCCAATGCATGTTAGAGGAGCATTACTTTATAATCATTATGTAAAAGAGAAAAAGTTAGATAGAAAATATGCATACATACAAAATGGAGAGAAGATAAAATTCTGTTATCTTAAAGACCCTAATCCAATTAGAGAAAA